ACAAAATTAACCATCGCAGTAGCCAATAGCGCATGAGTGGCAAAATGACCGCCGTGGTCAATATCGTTATAATCCATCATTTTAACGAGTGAACCCTTGTACCGAGTTGTAGAACCATCAGTCGCAAGATCACCGTTATACGCCATCTTTATGGGTGAAGGAGCCATGCCAAAAATTAAGTCTCTTGCAACTTTGAAACCCATTTTTCTTCTCCTTATAATTTTCTGTTATATTCCCCTCGCCCACATTGCGGACAGCCGAACTTGACTGTATTGTCGTCAGGATATTGCGTCTGACTCACAACGCCGGTAAGGGTAGTGTAACTGTTGCCATTGCCTGCTTTGATTTTGTCCCTGCTTAAATCGCAAGGGAAACCGCACCGTACACATCGACAAACATTTACGTCTTCATTGCCGGAGGGTCGTCTATTTCTCACGATTGTCCTCTAAATTCCGTATTTCGCTCGGATTGACGGAGAAAGATGTTCGATATATTCCTTCTCGTTTTTGAATAACCCCTTGCTGATATCCCGGCTACAAGCTTTCTTGAACTCCGGGGGCAGCGTTGGGGTCTTGGTTCTTGTCGGAGGTTTTCCACCATCCGACAGGTTCAAGCCTTCATTATCGCCGGAAAGTTTCCTTTCCAAAAAACTCGCCTTGGCCTTGTTATATGCGTACTCAGCAGCAGGGCCAGGGGGATAACCGGCTTGAACAGCATCATGGGCAATCTTTTGCGCTTCTCCGAAAGTGTCCTTGTAAAAGGGTTGATCGGATAGCGCAGTCAACGCCCGGTCAGTTTCAATTGTTTTCTGTTTACTTAAAGTTTGGTCTGTCTGTTTCTGAACATTTGAAGCCATCGAAAGCGCACTCATCACATCACCGGAAAATATTTTCATCTGCAATTCTTCGTTGAACTTCTTAAGAGCATCCGGTTCTTGAGTGGATGTCTGAGGTTGAGGCTGAACATTAGGCAAAACTTTCTCATCAATCTGTTTCGCAACAATTCTTCCCAACCATGACCCTAAATACTGCTCCTGTTCAGGGGTAAAAGGTTTTTGTGCTTGTTGGTCGGCCTGATCGGTATCGACCTGTGCATCCGGGTCAATCTGATCGACTTGGGCCGCATCGACTGTCACGGTATCCAATTGATCGTCTGGCATTTCATTCTCCTTTGTCGGGCACAAAAAAAGGGAGTCAGCATAGACCGGAAACATTCCGGCATAGAGTCTATGCTACTCCCCTAATTTGCAGTCCTTCAGGTAGCGAACCTAAAGTTAGCCCAAGTTATTTGTTAATTATATTCTGCGCCTTTACAATTAATCTTAATAAGTATTGCAATTTATAAAGCTGCATTGATAAAACACAGTTGCATTCAATATCTGTGTTCAAGAGTTCAAACATTCCACTTCTTAATTCCCTCTGCCACTGTTCAAACATGACCCTGCCAGATCCATTAGCAAATCTTTTGAACCTTTCAATATTCTCCTTTTTCTTGGCGTTTATGAAAGCGGTGTTCTCTGGCTTGTTCGGGTCTGGAATGTCCTCAAACTCTTCGCCAAATAAAGTCTTCCATGCGATTACTGCCTGTTGATCTTGAACATCTGTCACTTTACCACCCTCGGTTTAAACGTACTCTGTCTGGTACTCTTCTCCTGACCTGACATCGGCACACCGCTCTGGTTTGAAGGAGAATCCCCCATCATTTTGTTAAGCATCTGTAGATTTCCGGCATCTGACTTTGCTTCGAAAAACGATTCATCAAACAATTCAGCAGCTTCCGGCATGTCACGATTACGCAAAATGTTTGCCATTATGACATTCATAACTTTGGGCGTATTCGGATTTTGAACACCGGCCAATAATTGCAACAATTGAATATCCTCTTGCGTTTCCTGTGCTTTCTGATGTTCCAGCTTCACGCTCGATGCTGCCGGAGTGTATTGATAGATTTCCTCATATTCGCTGTATGAGAAGTCTTTCCCCAGGATTGTCTTGAACGTCAAAGGATGCGCGAACTTCTTTGCCAGCCTGACATCCATCTGAGCCGATGGAATCAAGGCCGTAGTCTCGATCATCTTTATCAGAAAATCCAACTTACCGGAGGTCATCTGAGCGTTCATAACATTCGTGGTGGCGGTCTTTTCTTTCCCGGCCCCCTTCATAGCATTGGTCACACTCCCCAACTGGATCTCATTGTCCAGCAGCATGTGTTTCTGCCATGCGTCCCGAGTGATGTTAGACGGTTCTTTAAAATAAATGGAGTCCGAGGGATTGCCGCCCACAAGCCACCTTTGTTGCGGAGCATATACCATGGTATCCCAATCCCACAGAGCAAATTTGTTCACGACAACAGGGGGAGCCAGGTTCGCCCAAATCTCATCAAACATGGCATTTATGTTGTCGTTTATCGCGGTCTGAAGGTCTTTAATGGGTTCAATCTCACCCATTGAGTTCCATCTCTCGGCATCCAGGTAAATATGAAGATCAATATAAAGTTTCTCGCCGGCGGGGTTGGGGTCAAACCTGATAAGTACATTATTCTTCTCATCCGTACCCGCTAATTTCGCAACTGTGGCGATCATTTCTTTATACACCACATCGTTATCGAACATCTTTTTCTTGTCCAGACACGCTTTCCAGTGACCGCTTTCTTTATCCTTATACACCGGAAACTTACCCTGTCTTTCGTAAGTCTCAACATCAACGTATATGTCGGACTCAGGGGGGGTTTCCTGCCCGTCCCTGCTGGTGACTTGCGAATGATCCTGACTTATGGTAGAGTCTGTGGTGTTTATGGTGGGGTTGATATCGTCAAGATTCATGTACTTTATTTTGGAGTTATGCAGACTATCCAGATCCACCATTGACCTGTGAGTGATGAATCTGCCCTGACGAATGCTCTGGCTCGGCTGTAACAACCAGTCAAATACGATGTCTTTATTATTGATAACTAAATTGTAGGGCCAGTCCTCAATAGGAAAGGTTTCTCTCTTGGTTGTGGTGTGGGGTTCGACCTGTGTGGCATTCCCTTCGGCATCCATCTCCATTGGAATGACGGTCTGTTCTTCCTGGGTCTTGACTTTTAGTTTCTGGTGCCAGGACTTTTTCATAATCGAAACACCGTTCAGCATACCGCGAAGTAACAGTAAAACAGTGGTAAGGAAAAAGGGGACATAGGGGGAGTCTGTACCTGGCTGGAGGGTGTGCCAGAACTCGAGTATTTGCTCCCTCTGCCATGCCCCCTCTTTGTCAAATGACTTAACCCCGATTACAGGGGTTGCGCCAAATATCTTTTGGGTAATATAAGGGATAGCAGTCCAAACAACTTGGAATACCTTGTTGATTACAATGTTAGATTGCCAGTCATAGTTCTTTTCCGGTCTTTCCCCACGGAGCATGGCGTAAATGTCATCGTATAAGTCGTCAAGCTCACTTACATATGACCGGCCTTTTTCCCACTCATCGAGAACTTGAGTGGCTATTTCTTCTTCCCAAGTTACAAGCGGGGTTTTCGATTCAGTTTCTTGTGTCTGCAATTCATATCCGTTTCCCCTCCATCATTCTTTCTCGAATAAGATTATTTGCTATAATCAATCCGTTTCTTTGCGCTGTTTCATCAAATCCATTTCCCTGAAGATCACCGTGTTTAATATGTTTATTGATAATATCCAAACACGCCTGTCTTTCTCTTTTTACAGCTTCTTCAATTTCGGACTTCATTTCCCCTCCATCACTTAATTATATTTCCCGGCACTATCGTTGGCACAACAATTCTCTTGGATTGCTGCTTTGATATTTCATCAAGAACGGCCCTCTCTGCCCTGTTCATGGCATATCTAAATAATAAGAAATTATCAATCGGGCCTGTTACCGATACGTCATTATTTTTAAGAAGTTGGACGCGAAACTCTGCAATTACTTCTTTTCCTTCTTTCCGAATCTCTTTGGCTTTGCTTCCACTCATATAAACCCCCTCCCAAATTCACGCATTAAAAAACTGGAATACTCAACACCAAAATTGCATTTATTCACGAAAAATATAAGAATGCTTGAATATTTGCCCTCGTCAGCATACCCCCTGAGCATGTCCTTTATACCCTGATTCATGTCAGGATACCCTCGGAAAGTTCTGTACCATCCGTCTTGACCTTCTTTGGTTAATATTTTCTGCCCGGAGCAAAATACATTATCTCCCTGCAAAAAGAACTCCCCCCTCAAGCGGTTTTGCTAATTCCCTGTCATATACCCTTTGAGCTATGCTCTTTGTCCATTCCTTCTCACAAAGATACAAAAATCTTCTTGAAAACATCGTACGCGTCAAACACCCGGTTGTTGGATAGTACAATCCTAATCTTTTAAAATGATACCAATGGTTTTGTTTCACTGCTACCCTCCTATCTCCCTGCAACGCTTATCCTCTTTCTTTTCGCCTGCCTCGGCGGGTTGTTTATTAAATGAGCTGCGTAAATCAGTCTTCGATCTTTTCCCAAACATTCCAGACACATACAATCATGGGAGTTCTTTTGTTGCGGTTGAGGTTTCGGGTCATTCACCACTTTCGTAGAGGCTGTCACATATTCGCCGTAGCACCAATTCAACAAAGATTTGTGAAATTTTGGGCATTCTTTAGATATCCACAATGTCGGAAGCATCCGAGTTTTTCCATGTTCTCTTATTGAATTATTAAATGGCCTCCTACATCTCACAGAATTTTTAAATCTTTTACTTATTTCATCTCTTCCCGTTGTGCCTTTTGTGTCCCATCCCTGAAAATACATATTAGTGCCAATACCCTCATCGCGTCTAATATTGGCAATATAGTAATTTAAATCGTCTGTTGCACTTGTTCCGGTGTTAGGCTGTTTTTTGTTAGCTAATGGATCAATTAAACATACCTGATATATATAATCACCAGAATTTCTCAATATAAGTTTGGCAATATCATAGGTATTATAAGCATTTGGTCCATCAATAGCCGGATGTGCTTCTTGAAAAAGAAACCATTCGTCTTCTGGACTCGCCGCCAACCATCCTATTGACCAAGGAGTCCTTGATTCATGATAATCAATGCCTATTGCGTAAAGCCAATTATACGGAATCCCACCGGGAAACCATTTGTTCATCGGCAAATAACAAATCCTCGGATCATACGTTTTGTGGATCCGGCCCGAAATCTGCTTGAATACCCCGTACCTCCGTAAAGCAATGTCGTCAGGATCGGTTATATCTGCGAAAATCCTCTCAATGGCCTCCAGGGTTAAAACAGGGTTATCGTCTGTCGCCATCTGAAAACCCGCGATCCCGGTTCCCTTGTTGGGGTACTCCTCCATCGGAAGATTGAACTTCTCAGCAACAATGGCCGACCTTGCAATGTATTCAGCGCGCTGCCAAATCTCGGAAAATAACCAGGTATTTCCAGATATTGACACACACCCATTTCTTCTCATTACAACTGTTTTATTCTCAGTAGATGGACACCACACAAACCCTTTATAATCAACAACTTCACGTTTTGAGCTTTTTATATGAGCTCTCTCCGCCTGCCTCGACCCTTTCGTTAAAGCCCGTGCAGCATATCCGACACCCCTGCTGTAATTTTCTTTCCCTGCCCTTACAATCCTTCCTAAAAGCGTTCCGATTAGTGCAAAATCATCTACAAGTTGCCAATTATGTACTTGTTTTAAAGTTACATAGCCTTTTTTTGTTTTATGACCATCACCATCAACCATTGCATCCCAAAGGATCTGAAGTTGTCTTTCTGACAAGGAACATATAAATTCTTGGTTTATGCTTTTGGGAACTGATATTATATTGGCAAGTTGAAGCCTTAAATGCCCGGTTATAGACCATCTACAACAAATCCCATTCCCCTCCCATAGCTTTCCAAGTATTAAAGTAGGCCCATATTCTCGTTCGTCATACCTGTATTCACCCGGATATGGCTCTAATAACTTATTTATTTTGTCACACTTTTTTTTATTTGCCGTTTTAGATTGATAAATTGATACATCCGACTTAACAATTGAACCATCCGTTGCAACCCATCCAACCAGGGCTATAAACTCATCGGTATAATAAGGGTTGTCTTTTTTATGTTGAACATTTGGAGTCATTCGCTTAATAAAATGTTTTGTATTAAGCTGATTAGTCTTTTCTAAATATAATTCCTCCTTTTTTCTGTCGTTTCCTACAACCCATTTGTGCTCCGGGGTAACTAAAGCATTAAAGCTTTGCTGTTTTATAGATATCATCGGGCCTTCATAATATTTACAATAAAAACCAAGCATCGGTTTCCATTCAAGCTGATCCCTTTCGATACTATAAGATAATATTTTGTCAGACATTAAAATTTCATCGTATTTTTTCCAACCCTTATCAGTAACAATCTCTGTCTCTTCATCAAAACAAAGAGGGTTAATGGCGGTTAAACTAAAGATTTCGTCTCCGTCCTCTTCCATTAACCGCATACGGCACTCTTCCCGCTTCATTTTAGGCGTTTCTTCGTCATGCCATACCGATGATAAATCAATCTTACCTAAATCCTGAGTCTCCTGCTTGGATGACCTGAACTCAAATACCGTTTTTGGGGTGTTGCAACCCGCAGGCCGCCGAACAACTAAATTCTTGGTCCTGGCGCTGATGTCCTTCTCGATCAATAATGGGGGAATCCGCTTCTTTAACTCAATATATTGGGCGTTATCGTCCTCATCATCAGAGGTCTGTTCCGGCAAGGTCGAACTCATACACCTGACCTTGCGCATTAATTTGTTCTTTTCCTCAACACCGCAAACATTCAACAGCCTATCCACATAATGTTTGGCAATAGAGGCAGTCTTGCCCCCCCTGTTGCCTGAAATTACACAGATAGTCTTGTAGGGCATGAAGTTTAAGAAGTTCGTTAAATCAGTCTCCTGAAACGCCTGATGACCCTTTATTATGCTGCCGTCAAATGTCGGTTCTATCTCCATATTAAGAAAATTTCCTAAGCAAAATACTGTCTTTCTTCAACGGACACTTGGAACCCTTTTTGTGGTTGAATAACCCAAGAGCATTCGTGCAGTCCTTCCCGCATTCACACACAAACTCTTTCTTCTTGTCCTCCTCCACCTTCAACTGAGCCTCCAGCAAAGCCTTTATGTCCAGCTCAGCACGAATGAACTTCGGTACAAATATACAACCGCATCTCAAACATCCCAAACAATCACCAAAATCCATGAAATTCTGAGATATGTTTAAACACACAGGACACTTCTCGGTCTTGAACCTGTCGTCAAATCGGCTGGCT